CACCTATAGCACTTGTAGCAACTAATGTACTTGGGGTTACGTTTGCTTTAGCAACTGTAGAAATAGTACCTAATGCACTTGTACCAACTTGTGATGAGAGTGTTTGGTTTGCTTTTGCTACAACTGATGTTGTGCCTAATGCACTTGTAGCTGATAATCCTGTTAACGTTAAATTAGCTTCGCAATCAAAAGTGAGCGTGCCTACTGCTGTTGTGCCAACTTGTGATGAGGGAGTAACGTCAGCTTTGGCTACTACTGAAATAGTGCCTAGTGCACTTGTAGATGACAGACCTGTTACATCTACAGATACGCCTGCGGGTTGACCCCATGGACCAATACCCCAGCCAGCACGACCCCAACCAGCCATTTATTAAGCTATTCTTATGATAGCTGTACTGGCTGCTGCTGCAGGGAAAACTATAGTAAAGTCTCCTGCTGTAGAGGTTTTATCTCCACCGAAGTCAATAGTAGCTACGGATGGATCACCACTAGCAGAATCGTTGTATATTAAACAACCTCTGGCTGTCACTGTTGCTGTACCAAACGTTAAGTCAGAAAAATCAGTAAAACCTGTTGTTCCACCACTTGTTGGAGCGACGTTAGTTAATGCAGCACCACCTGCTGTGTAGTTAGTACCAGTAACTTGGTTCGTTGTTGTGTATGCTGTTGTTGTAGCACCCATGGTCGCTGAACTTGTGTACAAGGCTAACTTGAAAGTGTTTCCACCTGAAGCTTTAAAATTATGAGTAGCTTCTAACAACTCTTTTTTAAAACTGGTGGTTAATGTTGATGTAATTGCCATTATTTTAACTCCTTTAGTATATTTGCCAAATCATTATCACCTTGAGAGATCAACATGTTTCGCATAGTACAGCGTTCACTGTTAATCGCTTCTTTAATATAATAAAGTATTGTGGAATAAATCGCAAGTCTGTACGCTTCTGCTTGTTGTCTGATGTGTGGTTCTGCATTTTCTGATATACCACATATTCTAGCAGTGCATTTTTCTGCCCAAAACTCAGGACTGTGTCCTTTGTTGGTTTGCGTGGCTACTTCTATTAAACCTAAAGTAGAACTTCCGTTATCTTCTATCATCAATATCTTTTTGCTTCTGGTGGTGTGTTTAAAACAGGAACAAGTTCTGCTTCTGCTCTTTGTCTTTGTTGTAATTCTTCACAGTATTCGTCGTGACCCATAGTGTAAAACTCATCTTCGTCTTCGTCTATAAGTATCAATAGTGGGTCTTCTAAACGATGATAACCATATAATTTTTCTTGTATGGGTGTGTCTGTGTCTAATAGTCCTGATCTAGGTGCTACACTTACTACCATACCATTCTCTATGCATTTAGCTAACCAAAACTCTACACAAGATCTTCCTGCTTCAGCAAAATGCAGATTACCTTTGTATGTATAGTCTAACCCAAACAAACTAATTTTAGCTACTTTATGATACAGAGCGAAAGCAATCGCAAAAGGTACAGTATTGTTGAAATAAGAACATCTAGTTTCCTTTACAACATCAAGCAGGGGATACTCTACTAAACCTAAACATCTACTATCGAGTTCACACGTGTATATGGGTCCAGGGTGTGTTCGTAAAACTTTACACATTATACCTGTTTGACTGCCTGCTGCATCAGAATCTAAAAATCTAGATGCTGGGTCCATCATAAACACTCTATCACATTCGGTGATACCTGCCATTGCGTTTATACCCCAAACCTCATCGAACTCAACACTGTGTGATTTAGCTAAATGAAAATCTAATTGACTTTCTCCCATAGCAACTAATGCTATGTTTGAACCTTCAAGAGAGTCTATACGACTCATGCTTGTGGCTCTCTCCTTATTTCACCGTATCTATATTGATCTCTGGTGTCTTTAGCTTCTCCAAGATTTTTTAGCATCATAATCGCTTCTTGGAAACGTTGTTCATAAATTGGCATAGCTTCAAAATTTTTCAAATACATAGATCCTTCAGCTAAACTTCCATAAAGTAATGCATTTATAGCGTTTTTAGAAAGCCATGTTGTGTCTGAAGCCTCCGTTAAAGATTGAGGTCTATAGAAGTAATGTAGTTCAAAAGTGAATGTAGTACTGGGTGTGGGAGCTAATATAAATGTGTCGCTATCAAACTCAGCATAGTATTGTGGACTTCCCGTGGTAGTAGCTATAGGAGTATAGTCTCGTATAAAAGACACATGTTTTAATTTTAAGTATGTGTAACTATTACTACTGTCTAAAACTGCTAAACTAAATGGTGCTAAAAAATCAGTTGGCATAGCTAAATAGGGACTATCAGCAGAAGATGTACCTGTCACATTTTTTCTAAACTCATCCAACTGTACACTTTTTAAAATTTTCTCTTCTGTTGCTTTTATAAAATTGGGAATATTTGAAACAAAAGATGACTCTGTGTTCTCTAAATATTCTTTAATAGCTGTGGTTAATGTAGTGTTAGTCCAACTCATGTATTTACACTAACTCCTCCAAGCTCTGCTGTTGCTTGGTATCCTGTAAAACTCGACCCTATAGTGTTGCTATTTAACGCATACATTATGGGTGAACTTACTCCTGCACTGTTCACTGGGTTTTTTACTAAAACTGTTCCTAAATGTATGGTTGATTTAACATCTGGTCTAGCGTTAAGTAGTGCTTCGGGATCTGATACATTTCGTTTTGGTTCGAGCTGTGGGTGTTTAGGATCGTACATGTCTGGTCCAACTAACAAGCCATCCCAAGTTTTTTTCATAGTGTTTAATTTATATCTAAATCCACTTATGTCACATATACCATATGCGTTTTTACCTCTTGCGTATGCCATTAGTACCCTATCCTCGGAGTAAGTTTTATGCTTGCTCTGTCTCTATCCTCATCTGCAGCTCTTTTAAACGCTTCTTCATACTCCATTTTTAACAACGGAGACTTTTGTGGATTCTTTTTCAATGCTATTTGATATGCTAATCCTAATGACATACATGGTATAAATCGACTAGGTACTTCTTGATCTTGTGTGGAAGCAGTTATGTCATCTATTCTTTGTACTCTATAACTAATAAACTTATAAGTAGTGGTGTCATCTGGTGTAGGATATACGTGTAGAACTGGTGTTTCTTTTCTTTCTATAAAATACTGAGAGGGTCTACCTTTAGAAGTTTTATCTGGTATATTTAGGTATTCAGATCTGCTTATACGTTCCAAAGTAATGTCACTGTAAGTAGAACTGCTAGTGCTGTCATAAACACGCACTATTGCCTCGAGGACGTCAACATCATAAGAGTTTAAAGTGTAGGACGAAGTTCCGTTAGAAAAGTCTAGCGAAACTTGTTCTACTGTCCAGAGATTTATGCCACGGTTAGCCCAATCAGCAAACATAATGTTTAACGATCGTCTAGCAGTTCTAGCATCATACCCTGTTCTTAATTCAAGACCAGCTAATTCGTAGGCTTCTTCTATAACCTGTGCTGTGTCAAGACTGAATGTTTTCGTCCCTGAGGTCGCCATTGTGTTTAGTACTCTTTTACAACTGTTAACAATATAACGTAAGAATCACCACTAGCATGTCCAGTGGTAGTTAGTTTTATGTCACCTGTTTTTCCACTTGCTGCTGCAGTGTTTTGCAGACCACCCATATAGGAAAAATCTATGTCGTCACTATAGTCTGAGTTTAAATCCCAACATATAGTGTTTGTACTAGCGTTCCATAATAACTTTACACTCATGCCAAAAGTTGAGTAATTTATTCTACTAACTTTACAGCCTGTGCAAGCAGCACCATCAGTGCTCCTTACAGCTAATGCACTTACATCTACTTTAGTTACAGCTGCTTCTCCAGTACCGTCTGACGTATTAGTAAACTGTATAACAGCTTTTCTATCGTCGTCAACAATCGTTGTTGAGGTTACTGCATCTGCCATATTCTACTCCTATGCGTCTGCGAATGGTGTAACTATAGTGCCTGACCCTAAAATGATGCCTTCTACAGCATACTTGGCTGAAGCCATAGCAGTTACTTTTACGATACTGCCTGCTAGTCCACCTTTAGTAGAACCATTCATAGTAATTACGTCGTTAGATGCACCTGAGATAAATGTTTTACCTGTAGAGTCATCTTTACCAGTGTACACACCACCAACAAATTTGTCAGTACCATCTGTTAAAATATCCATGTCTGTAGCTGCAGTTTCTACAACGAAGTAGAAAGAAGCTCCTAGATTATTTAACTGATTTGGATCAGTGTTATCACCTGGGTCTGTTGCAACAATACTAGGCAAAGTAAATTTACCATCTGCGTCATTACATGTTAATATTTTACCTGCGTGTGCTGCAACTGTAAGGCTAGTGTCTGCTGTTAAACTAACAACTACTGCATTACCTGCTGATATAAATCCAGCTAAAGATTTTACTGGACCTGAAAAGGTTGATTTTGCCATAATTTTTCTCCTGAAAAATAAGTTTTACTATCTTGGCTTGTCTGCTAGGTCAGTTAGTAAAACAAGTTAATATTCCCTAGAATTTTTATGATATATCACTTCTGCAAAAAAAGAAAGGGAGCTAAATGCTCCCTTCCTAAAGATCGTTTAGAACTTACGCTCCAGGAGATCCGTATATGCCTCTCCAATCACTAAATCCGAAAGAATATCTTTCTCTAGCTTTGTATCGCATATTTCCTGTCTCGAAGTCACCTTCCATGCCAGTTGACATTGCAGCTCTAACAAAATGCTTCATTCCGTTAGGAGCATCTGTTTTAATGAAGAATGCATCTGTATCTGTTAAGAAATGGTTAACTGTGTAACCGTCAGGTAGCATACTCATATTTTTAAGAGCATTAATATCATTGTCAGAAGTTGCAACTCTATTCGGAGTGTTTAACAATCTATCTGCAACGAACTGCAGTGCTGGTGGAACGATTAGCTTTCTAGCTTGAACGTTAGTTTTTAAACCACGCTCATCTTTAAAAGCTGCAATGTCAATCATTGCATTTTCTAAAGAAGTTTCGTTTAAATCCGCAGCAGTGCTGGGTTCGTTAGATTGATCACCAGCTGTTAAAGTTGGATGATCAGTAGTCATTAATGGTTTACCGTCGCCTCCTGGGAAGGAAGTTGAGAAACCATTATTAAGTACATTTGCTGCTTTCACTTGTTTCGTTTGACTCATAGAACGAGCTAACGCTTTAGTGTATCTAGCTGATATACTGTCGTACAGATTGTCTTCTATAGCTTCTTCTGTAAGAGAGAAAGCTAATGCTACAGTTTCATGTGAATACCTAGCTGTGTAAGTTTCTTGAGCATAGTCGTAAGAGACTGATGCACCTTCACCTTTCACAGGAGCTTCACCGAAACCTGATAACATAACTTCTTCCTCAAACGCTCTATCTGAATTTTCTGTATCGAAAATTTCAGTATGCTCGTTTTCGTATCTGCTATATTCTAATCCAAAGAGAGCGTTTAATCCAGGCTCTAGTTCTGCCACTAATTGGGCTCTGTTAATTGCCATTATCTATTCTCCTTAAGAATTACCGAACACAGAAGCTGGGAACGTCACATACACTCTAGCATATTGTCCAATAGAATTACTTGGCTTATCTGGAAAGCCTACTACTGTCGCAATACCACTAGAGGTTGTTGTTGTCACACCCTCTTTTGATCGACCTGTTGCTGTATCACCTGCAGTTGTGCTGATAGTGTTTGTTGTTCCTATTGATGCTTGTGTAGGAGTACCAGTAGACTGAGCCTCGTAAACAATATCAGGATCAACATAAACTAACGCTTTTGCATCTGCAGAACCTAAAGTAGCAACGTCGGCAGTCCACATCTTCGAAAAGATTTTTTCACCTGTTGTTGCTGTATATTCCACTCCATAAAAAACGCCTAGAGGAGTACCTGTTGCAGTACCCTGTATGACATAACCACTCGAAAGGTTAACCACATCGCCTGAAAAAATCGAAGCATTTGTAGCACTTGCTATTGCAAACTCTTGAGGTCTGATTACGCCACCAGACATATGATATGAGGGAGTGAAACCATCTGGGTCATTAATATTCGCCATTTTTATTCACCTATAATATATATGTGTTAAATTTACCCTAATTATAAAAATTAAGATCCTTTACCGAAAGTTACTTTCGTTGATCTATTAGGCTGACTAATAGGCATCGAAGGATTACTTTCTCTCATTAAATCTGTGTCGACAGCACGCATTGCATCAGCAGTCATATTATCAAAATATTCTTGCCTCTCTTTAACTGTCTCCTCAGGTATTCTTGCCAGGATCAATCCACCTACTCCGATAACACCTGCGTGCACACCATCATTAATCGTTGGAGCTTCAAAGTCTGGATATTCTTCAGCACGAACAGGTTCAAATCCTTCACGTAAACGTTTGGACATGTTAGTTCTGTCATCCTGACCTAATATAGACTCTCTTATCCATCGATGTTTAAATCCTGGTGGGGCAGGAGGTGCATCTAGTGCAGAGGGTTGTTTCCATGGTGTTCTGCGAGATTCTTTTTCTCGTGCGTTGGCAGATCTTGGAGTTCGATCTGAAGCGACAGGTTCTTTTACATTATTAGTATTTTCTTCTGACATTTTTTACTCCTTAATTAGATTTAACATATTTAGCATACTCTTCAAGAGGCACACCGAGTTTTTTTGCAATAGCTACTTGACTCTGTGTGAGTTTAATAGTTTTACTGCGTGCTTTATTAGTTCTGGCTTGTCTTGTGGGACTAGCGACTCTCTGCACGGGAGAGTCAGAAACTTGTTCTAGAGAACCATTATCCGTGTTTATTCCAAAATTAGCAAGTCTCTTGTCTAACTCTTCATAATATCCGTCTGTAGTTCCGTCGAATCCTTCTTCCATCAGCTCACGATGTATACCGAATGCTGCAAAGGTTGCACCTTGGTTCTGTCCAAACCATGTATTTTTTGCAGCCCAATCTTGAGCTTTTTTATCTGGTACAGGTGCACCAGCATTATTAGGTATGTAAGAAGCTGTTTCGGTAGGTGTTTCCGTTTCACCCTCTTCAGCTTTCTTTTTCTTTTGTTCAGAGACTCTACGGAGACTTTCTTTTTCTACAGAAAGTCTAGATAATTTCTCGTTGGCTGCGACAATAGCTTCTGTATCTCCTTTATCAAAAGCCTCTTTGTACTCAGCTTTTGCTGACTCTAGCTCAGTAGAGATCCTATTGTCATATTCAGAAAACATTGCTGTGTTAGCAGAATCAGCTTTTTTCTTAAGTTTTTCATTCTCTTCTTGTACTTTTTGAGCCCAAGTGATAGCCTCTTCACTTTGTCTTTCTGATTCTCTGAGTTTGTAAGTAAGTTTGTTTATTCGTTTTTGAACACCGTCACTATACTCTTCTTGCTCAGATTTATCTTCTGTAGGTTGTTCTTCAACTACCTCCAGTTTCTCTTTCTGTGATTCTTCTTCCTTTTCTTCAGCAGGAAGTTCTACTTCTACTGCTTCTTCTTTGGCAAGCGTTTCTTCTTGTTGCATGGCTTTCTCCATGTTATATTTAGTAATCCACTGCTTCAGGATCAGGTATTCTAGCTAGAATTTCATCGTCATTTAAGATACGGAGTTCTCCTCCATCTATCTTAAATCTAGCTCCAGCATACCTGCCGAACAGCACCCATTCTCCCTCTTTACACCATGCACCCTCAGGAAACTTTACAGGATCCTTATAAGCGTCTGGTCCAAGAGAAATAACATATCCTACAACTGAGGATATAGTGTCTCTTTCTATTGTTCCTTTGTCTAAAATTATACCACCATCTGTTACTGCTGCTCTCCCTCTAGGAAGTATCAATACTCTATATCCTGTGGGGACAGGTAGCTGATCCTTTTGTGAAGTAGCTGTTTCTGGTGTCATTTGTGTATCTTGGACTTCTTCTTCCATCTTCTTTTTTGCTGATCCAAAATTATCTACAGTATCTGGTAAAGGCTTACTCATCTATTTCTTTCTCCATATTCTTTTGCAGGTCAATTATTTCTTGTTCGGCAGAGCGAAGACCTGATATCTCTCCGACGACACGTTGGTATTGCTCATGATTTGCAACACCACCTGATGAAAGCGTTTCCTCTAGTGAGGATATACGATCTCGATACTTTTTAAGCAAGTATTCAACAACTTTTATATAATCCATTAAGGTTTGTGGTGTATTCCTTTAGTTGCAGCTCCAACGCCTTTGGTTTTAACTTTACCATCAAAAAGACCTCCGTCTTTCATCTCCTGATACATTCCACCACCTTTTAGTTTTTTCTTTTTACTTAAAGCCTTAAAATCTTCTCCTTCTAAAACTTTTGGATCTCCAGCCATAGCTGCAATCTTTTTCTGTTTGGGAGAATACTCCCCATATTTACCTTTTGGCATAATAACTCCTATTTACCTTTTTTAGCTTTTAATTTAGCTGTTTTACTTAATTCATTAAAATGAAACAATCTTACACTTGTTTTAGTGTGAGTTTTGTTAGTATGTAAGTGTCCATTAGGCATTTTATGCATACTACCTTTATGTTCAGTACCATCTCTTTTATAATGTTTTACTCCTTTAGCCATAAATTATCTCCTTTTCTTGTTTTTCTTTTTGTTTTTCTTTGACGGTCTACCTACTTTAGATCCGTATGTTCCCTTACCTTTTGGCATAATTTACCCCTATTTAAGTTGTGTAGGTTTTCTACGCTTGTTATCAACTGCTCCACAGCCTTTACTTTGCACAGCCATCCCACCGTTTTTCATTTTAAGCATTGTACCTCCTGGCATTCCGTTTTTCATGCCACCGTCAGCCATTTTGTACATGCCACCATCAGCCATATTATACATGCCACCACCAGCCATTTTATAAATGCCACCATCAGCTTTTTTCGCAGTTTTAGCAGCATCTTTAAAATCTTGTGCACTAGGTGCACCTTTAGCACCTTTGGCTCTCATTTTTTCGCCACGTTCTCTTTTTTGATTAATATTGTAGTAGAGACCTTTTTTAGCAGTTCTACCATCTTTTGTTGTATGTGTACCTTTACCCATCAGTTTTGTCCTCTGCATCTTTTACTTGTTTTAATATTTCGCTATAAGATTTTTGTGTTTTAACCTCAGCGTCCATTGCATCCTTTTCTCGTTGAGCAGCAATTCTTTGTTGGGCTATGTCTTCATTCTTATCTGCTTTTGCGAGAGATGTTTGTGCGTCTAGCTCTGCTTTAGTTAACTCTGTTTGAGCTCGTATTTGATCAGCTTGAGCTTTACGTTGTATTTCCATTTGTTGTAAATCTAATTGTTTATTAGCTAAATCTATTTGAGGTTGTTGTTGAGCAATCTGTTGTGCTTCTATTAGAGCTTGCTCTTGTCCTGTAATCTGTTGTGTTGCTTGTGCTGCCATCATGGCTATTTGATTCTCTACTTCCATAGGTACAGGTTGTCCAGGTTCAGGTAGTTGCATTCCTTGTTCTGCCATAAGTTGTTGCACCTGTAGTCTATATTTCAACGCTTGATGTTCTTGTATGTGTGCTTGTAAAGCAGACAATGCAGCAGGGTTTTGTTGTACCATAGGGTTTTGCATAAACGCCATATGTGCTTGTATGTGTGCATCGTGGTTTTGTTCTAAAAATGCTTTTAAAGGCATTCCCATCAATGCATCCTGATTTTCTTGTACTGGATCTTTTGGTATAGCCTCGTCTTCAGGTATTAGTATCTCATCTATGTTCTGTACACCTAAAGCACTGTACATTTTATAGTATGCTTGATGTAAATCATGTAATTGTGGTGCACTTTGTGCTAATTGTAGTTGAGTTTGTGCTAACACTACTCTTTGACTCATGCTGAAAATATTAGGGTCACTAACAGGTAAAACATCTACTTGACCGTCAAAATCTTTAGCATATACAGTTCTTGACCCTCCAACTACATCGTATGGGTACTCTGGTGGTAAAGACTCAGAAAAAACTCTCGCAAGAAGTTTAAACTCCATTTTTTGAGCAAAATGTAGTCTTTTATGAATAGCAGACATAATTTTACTTCCACGTTCCATCATTGCTAGTGTTGTACCTACTGGAGCTTCTTGACCCATGTCACCGAGCTTCATGTCAGCAATATTAGCAAAACGTTGTCCACTGTCAACTAAAACACCTAAAAGTTGGGCTAATACACCACTCGGTTCTTTGTACGGCAACGGCATGAGTGCATCTCTAATGGTTCCACCTGGAACATCAACATCTCGCCATTCTCCAGGTTCAATAGGTGTATCATCGTCTCTGATACGCATTCCTCGTGCCTTAAACCCTGCTGGAAGATTGGATAGTGTGCCTGCGTCTATTAATTGTCTTAATAGTGAGGTTGCAGACTTACTTAACCCTCCAATCATATGTATTAACCCAAAACCGTAAAAACCTAGTCCTGGAAGGAATTTATAATGTACAAAATACTCTATTTTCTTCTTTAGAGGATCGTTAGGGTTAAAATTCTTACGTATAGACAGTATTTGCATACTTTCTTTGATTATAGTGACTATATACGGTAAAGCTATGCCTGTAGGCTCTCCGTCGACCGTATCTTCAAATCCTTCTAGGTCTAATTCGACGTGCATTTCTAAAACAGTGTATGTTTCGGAGTCTGTAGGCTTTGAAACACCTGTAATATCGTCTATTTTCTCTTTTACACCTGCTATATCACTTTCATAATCGTTTGCAGGAGCTCCTATCTCTAAATCTCTATATAAACCAGCCATTTGCATCTTGCGAATGTGGTTTCCTGACATTTCTATTACATGTGTGGCTCTGGGACACTCTGTTAAGTCGTTTGTAGAGTAAGAAACGATAAAATCTTCTGCCATAACGAAGCTACTTACTGCTCGAGCTTTGGCTGGGTCATAGTATACCTTTTTAAACGCAGATCCAGACAGTGGTAAGTAGAATAATAGTTGATCGAGCTCAGGATCGTACTCTTCCATATTGTACGTTATCTGATAATTCATAAATTCTTTAACTCTTTGAGCTTGTTGCTCTGTTAATGTGTCAGCAACACCTAATATTTGTGTTTTTACTGGTCCATCAGCTGGTAAAAGCTCTTTATATGCTTGTGCTTGAAACTGTGCTACTGATTCTGATAGCAAAGGATGGTGTACACCACTCGCTCCAGGGAATGGTTCACTTCTATCTTCAGCTTTTATACCTAAAAGATCTAAACCTTTGGTAAAAGTTTCTAGCCATTCTCTTCTTGACTCTTCATCTTCGTCAAAATCAGAGCAAAGATCACTAGCTAACGCAGTTAAATCGTCTTCGTTTATGATTTCGGCTAAATTTTTGTTAAAGTCTTCTGGTGGATCAGGAATTATGTCTATGTTTGATTCTTCTTCCTCACCCTCAATAACAATATTCTCTGGTAGAATCTCTTCCATGTCTTCTGGAAGCTCAACCTCTGCTGCTTCACCGTTTAATAACGCTTCTAACTCTACTTTTTCTATTGCCATTTATTCTCCAATCCAGGTGGATAATCTAAATCATACTTATAAATTCTCTAATAGTAAACTCGTTTCCTTCTAGGTAGTGGTTCTTCGTCAAAGTCTGTGTCTAATCGCACAAAGCCACCTTGTCTAAATCGCATAAGTGCTTGTGTTGTGCTATCAACTAAATCGTCGTGTTCTCCGTAAGGGAAATCTGATACTTCATCGACTAATTCTTCTGCCCAGTTTGTTTCTGGAACCCATATATAGCCACCACTAAAGTATGGAGCACAAGAATTTAATCTAGCAATTTTATCCTGTCCCCTGCTTGGCGTAAACGTTTGCACTGGAATACCAATGGCTCGGAGTTCCTGAGTCAAGGGCATACCAGATGCTTTTCCTTCTATAATAACCGATTCAGGATTCCACTCTTTATATTGTTCTAGAGCTTTTTTCTTCAGTTCAGGGAAAGTCATACGTTCTTTTACAGAATCTAACAATATAACATGTGCTTCGTTGCCAGTATATTGCTCATCGCCTATCGTTCCCTCTGGGTAAAACACTCCCCATGTAGTAATAGCACTAAAATCTGCCCTTTCAGTTTTCAAAAAAGCCGTGTCGTAACTTTGTATAATGTAATCTACAGGTGGTGGTTGGTCTTTATCCCATATTTTAAACCACTCTTTGTTAATTATCGATGCTCCTTCGCCTGTCGGATTTTGCATATATTCTGCTGCCCATTTACTGGGAGAGATAGAGGCTTTTATTTTTTCTAGTTCGGGCAATGGCCAATATCCTGGCCAAAGGGATTTACCACTAGGCAGTACAGCAGGCAGTTCGATTATCTCCCACTGGTCAGCATCGTCGGATTCCATCATCTTTTTAATCACTCTACCAGTCAAGTCTTTCTTGGACCATCGGGTCATAACCATCACGATAGCTCCTCCTGGCTGTAACCTTTGTCTTGGACCTGTCATATACCACTCGTATGCATCGTCTAATGCGTTTGCACTCATGGCATCCTGTTCTGAATGTGGGTCATCGATAATAAATAAGTCCGCACCACGACCAGCCAATGCACCACCAACACCTGAGGCAAAGTACTCACCGTTCATTTTACCATCGATAGTTCTAGTTTCCCATCTACCTGCTGCTTTACTCTCTGGGTTTAGTTCTACGTTAGGAAATATTTCTCTAAAACCTTTTGTGACTATTAAATCCCTTATTTTACGACCAAATCTAACAGCCAAGTCAGCAGTGTGCGTTGCCTGTATTATCTTAAGTCCTGGTCGTTTGCCTACGAGATACGCTGGGAACAGGTAGGAGGCGAATTCCGATTTGGTATGACGTGGTGGCATATTAATAATTAACCGTTTTAGTTCGCCTGATGCTATTCGATCAAAGGCTCTTGCCATTATCCTATGGTGTTCTCCCTCTATAAAGTCCGTCCACATGGTTTTTACGAATGGCATAAAGTTTGTTTGTATTGTTTCTTTCTTCTGGAGTTCCGCGAGACGTTCGGATAGTTCCAAATGTTCCGCTAGTAACTCTTGTGGAATATGTTCTAGCTCTTTACTCATGTTAAAAATTTTTTGCAAAATTTTTGCAGAACATTTGTCAGGAACCAACGTTGGATTTTTTTATATAGGCGACTTTGTGCAGGGGGGTCACGATCCACAGTATCAGAGTTAGGGAGACTTCCAGATAAAAGAATCCTAGTCATTTGACTCTTGACTTTCAGAAGTTGTTTCCAGAACATCATCCTTTGACGATGATTCAACAGCCTCCACAGAATAGCTAGTTGGTATTGGTAAAATGCCTCCTGACTCTTGGTGAAGTTCTTGTATGCGTTTAATAATATCTAGTTTGGTCATATCAGAAGTTTTATTGACTGTTAACTCTTTTCTATCCACGTACAATCCTGCTGCTTTTCCTCTGTTTATTTCTGCCGTGACGGCAGCACCAAAGGCATTGTTCGAGATTGCTTTGTCCCTTAACTGTTCTAGATTATCTAAATGCTTTGATAAAGTAAGTGTTGCTCTGGCTGCTCCTCTGTTCTGGAGTTCTTGAATCCTTGCTTGTACCAGTGGTTCATGGTTCGCCAAGAATGCTCCTGCACGAGCTGCATTGTTGTTTGAATAGCCAGCAAGGACGGCTGACTCCTTTAAGTTAGTTCCTGATGCAACGTGTTGGCAGAATTTTTCCTGCTTGGGCGTAAGTTTTTTCTGCTTGCGAGTACTATCCATAACGTCTCATGTCCCTGGAGTTCTATATAAGGCTATCCAAAGCTATTTTGAACAATTCTACTACTAACTACCTGCTATCAGCAAGTATTCTCATGCATATCTCATATTAGCTTGTACAACCAATAGGAGTCCAATATCCCTTGCTAATACGCTGTGATGCCTTCTGCAACAGTCTTGGATTCAATTCGTATTAGCCTATTAGCTATTTGACAACTTTTACACATTCCACAACACAAAATCCATTTCTCATGTATAGTCGATATCTTTCGCTTTCGCATAAGTCGACTGCACTGCGACTCATCGTCGAAAAGCAAATCGATATCTTCGGTACTTCGCATTTCTGGACTGCACTGCGACTTATGCGAAATAGCCACAGTCCACACAC